GTTTCCCAGTCACGATCTCGCGGGTAAAATCTCCAAAAATTACCCCACTCTTTGGAATATTTTTAAAAATATCCTCAGTATCTTGAGCCAACCCATGAGGAGTTAACAAACCAGCTTCGATAAAATCGTCAGTTGAAATAGGTTTACCCAATTTCATTTTTTCAAAAATTGACTTAGATCTTAAAGCCTGACGCCCAATCAATTCTGTAACACCAGAAATAATAGCAAGTGGAGGTTCAATCGTACGAGCTCCTCTCTTAATAAAACTAGTGATGGTTTCTCCAAAAGACGCGTCCGGATTTGTAGTGTCTTTAAATAATCCAGAAAGACTTAAATTACCTGAATCTGTACTATCAAATTTAGGTTCAACATCTGGTTTAGTTTTAGATGCTGTAATAACATTAGGAGCCTTATTAACCGCAGGAGTAGATTGTTGAGCAATTGTTTCTACCGGTTTAGAAGTAGACGCTTGAGGCTTAACAGTTGGGAGTTTAAAATCAGATAAATCTCCAAATTCTGACTCTTCAGGTTTTGATTCTAATAATCCAAATAAATTTGATATACCTTTCTCAGATTTTGGTATATCAGGAACTTGAGGAGTCTTTACTTTTGGAAGTTTGAAATCAGATAAATCTCCAAAATCTGCAACTGCTTCTTTTTTGATTCGATTTTTAACGAATTCTGGTCTACCGTCTGGCATTATTCTTCTGTAAGAAAAAATTAATTCTTGTTTGCGTACCTGGATCAGTTCTCATTGCTTCACGAAAAACAGGATCATTTAATTGTTCATCTGTAATTTTACCGTCAGCTTTCAAAACTTGCATAAATTTTGTTAAAGCTTCATCAAAATCTCGACTTTGTTGTATTTCTTTAAATTCTGTCTTAGTATCTTCCACGCCTTGTTCAGTTAAAGTTAATTGTTGTTGACGACGTAAAAGTGTACTTAATAATTTTTGTTGTACTATCTTTTCCTCGTCTGAAACATTTAACTTTACTAAGGACGGTTCACCGGTGAGTGGATCAATAACAGGGAACCCCTTAGATGACATCATGGCTAAAGTAGTCCGGACTGATTCAATTTCTTGTCTTAATTCTTTCCGATCCAATAAAGCTATATCTTCAGGGTTAGCTAAACGTTTAGCGCGATCTGCAGCTTCCTCTCGCATCTTAGCGTTACGAAGCAACTTATTAGCATTATCAGTCTGGCGCCCTTCGTTTGTTAATTCTATACCTTTTAAGCGTTCCTCAGCAATTTTTAATTTTATATTATCCTCTATTGAAGGATTAGCAGGCGCCAAAAATTTCATAACATCTGCGGGTATTCCTCCTGTTAATTCTACTAAAGGAATAACTACATCAATAAATTGATCTACCGTTGCACCGGAAAATGTTTGATCTTCATCGTCAGGATCTGGAGATGATGCTCTTATATTCTCCAAAGCTGAGATCAATTTTTGTTGGCTTTGAAATTCTCTTTCTTGCTCCTGAAAAGCCGCGATGTCTTTAAGACTAGGCTCTTTATCTTGAAATAATTCTAAAGGTTCATCAATTACTAATTCAGGTAATTCTTCTCTTTGTGGTAAACCTTGAAAAGCTTCTTCAACTTCAAGCCGCTGTCGCTCTGCCTGAATAGCCTTTTCTCTAGCACTCTCAGCCCCCGATCTAATTAAATTAGTCCGTTCATCTGAACTAATAGGATTTTCTTTATTAAATGATCTTATGGCATTCTGTCGAACAATATTACTGGCAACAGCTTGAGGAGTAAATTCATTGAATGCTTCATCTCCGGCTTTAAAAGCTCTAAATCCTTGACCAAGTTGAATGGATCGATCTGTTTGTAGTCCTTCATCTATAGCCGGATTACCTGTTATTTCAAGTGGAGATTTAGCTAACGGTGATCTATTAACTTGAGGTCTATTAGATATATCCGGAGCCTGAAAAGGTTTTGCAAATCGTTCATCTGGAATGCCCGTAGCTCTTGGTTGTGTCGTAGGGAAATTTAAAGATTCAAGAATCCCCGATTCTCTGGCAATACGGTTTTTAGTGTCTGCAGATGTATTAAGAGTTCTAAGCAAGTCAAGTTCACGTAAAGCTTGCTGTCGATTTGCAAATTCTTGAGCTTGCTCTGCTCTAGCTGCTTCAACTTCTCTTTGTTTTTTTAAATCAATTGCACGTGTAATTTGTTGTGCCGCTTGTGTGAGTGGACCGGCCATTTTATGCTGTCCTTCTTAATTCTGTGAAATTAGCATCTTCTATATTAATAGGATTTTTAAACCCTTGTCCTTGAGTCAGATTAGGCTTATTTGCTACACGTCCGGATAATCTTTCCAGTTGTTCTATTTTAGTATTTAATTCTTGGACTGCTCCAAGTAACATACCAATTGTATCACCGACATCAATCGCTTTTCCGGCAATTGAAATATCATTAGGAGCATCTTCAGCAATTTGGCCTATATGCTCACGGCCATCATCTTCAGGCTCACCAGGGCGGAAACGAAATTTTTTAACGTCAATACCTTTTGCCATTTCAAGTAGTTCTCTGGTATCCGCTTTTCGAATTCGACGTTTCTTATCTTTACTCGAAGCAAGAATGGCAGCACTACCTAAAGAAGCGCCTGCACCTAATAAATCAGGTAAAATACCCTTACTTTGATTATTCCTAAGAATACCCTGCTGCTGTAAATTCCCCGTATTCAAAGCATTTGCGGCATTCAATCTTTGTGAAATATTTGATTGCCTAAGATTAGCTAACGAATTTTGTATTCGATTATTTTCACCAGCAATTTGCGCCCCTACAATCGAATCGCCAAAAGCAGAATTATCAAACCCTGCAGTATTTGCAAATCTTCGATTAACAAGAGCTCGCTCTTGCTCACCAGCAACAGTAGCATTACGTACAATATCAGCACTACCTTCATCTAAATCTCTATTCAAAAATTCTTTCAAAGCATTACGTCCAGTAGGATCATCAACAAAACCTCCAGACTTATCGCCAGTCAAAAATTTTCCTACACTTCCTCCACCGCCACTACCTAATAAACCACCGGCTACATTTGCTACTAAACCAAGCGGACCTCCGCCAATAAAACCAGAGACTGCACCCCCGATACCTTTTCCAATTTTTTTAAAAGCTTTTCCAATACCGCTAAATAAGCCCATTTTTATCTCTCCTGTTTCTGTATCGCATAAATTGATATAGAATCAATTTCAATATTTTTAGCCGTTCCAGTAGCACTAACAAGTTTTAATCTTGGTCGTTTTGTCCTAATCGCGAGTTCTCTATCAATAGACTGCATACCATCTTGAGGTAAAAATAAAGCACTATCTTTTTCTCTTAAATCTGTGATTGACTCAGAGTTATCTATTGCAGATAATGTCATTTGAACATCTGATGTATACTGCATTTCACACTCACGGATTGAAACAGTTCTATTTACTAAATCCTGAGTTTCAAAAGTTAATACTGTTGATTCAGTTGCTGTTTCAGCGTTAATTTCAACAATAGTCGTTGATGTGATTCCAAATAATTTATCGTTAGTTCCGGCGAAGAAATTCAAAAAAGTTAAATCACTTTCGTATTCTAACCATCGGTTAAAAACTAACGAATAAACAAAAATACGTTGTGTAGTACCTACAGCAATAAAAAGAAGTTTATTTCTTTTTTGGTAACCAAAAAAAGTAGACTCTTTTTCTGATATAGAAAAAGCATCCCAATCAGGTTTAATTAAAAACCCTGGACTAGGTTCTGCAAAAGAATTGCCGTCAAATATTTCTAATATAGACTCGTCTGTACTTAAATAAACATTACCTTCGATATTTAATAAAGCACGAGGTGATGTTAAACCTCGCTTTTGTACTTGTTCTTGAATAAACCCACCGCGCGCACCAGATACATCTGCTATCGTCATGGTTTCACGACCAAAAACATTCAATAACCCTCTTTGTTCAACAATACCTAAAATCTCACTAACTCCGGCAAAACCTACATCAATTCGATTAGTTAACGGATATACATCAGGCATTGTTTGAAATCCTACATCAGATGTTGTTGCAAATAATAACCTAAATTTTCTTTCTTCAGTATCATAGATAGGCCCAATAACTGGTCTATTACCTACTTGCGCCTCAAACTTTGCGGTAGCACCTGTCGCTGCCAATTCATGTCCAACTACACGAGAAAAAGGGAATCTTTGTCCATTATTCCAATGAGACCCAAAAATATCAAAAGTAATTGTAAAACTCGGCGTAGAAAAAGACCAATCAGATGAATTAATATCAAAACGTTGCATAAAGAAAAATTCAGTCTTAGGTACCCATCTAGCATTATTTGCAGCAAATTCTCCTGCAGCTAAATAAAAATTTACCGCTGTCATACGTCTTGACATAAAAGTATTTCTCGATGCACCTACTTCTAAAGGATCAGATGTATCAAACGAATCTGATATATCTATTGTAATAGTCCCCTGAATTTTTTGACCTGACGTATAAGTGATTGCATTATCAAATACAAAAAAATCATCATCTTCAATTTTCCAAAATATATTTGATTCTTGAAAACCATCAAATTCAATTGTAAAAAAAGGTATCCAATAAGTAACACCTGGATCAGGTAAGGGATCATCACTTTCAGAAACATTACTTATAGAAACTGGCACATCTGGTAATCTATTATTAAATGGAAAAGAAAAATCAAAATGCCAAGCGTTAAAATCTAAATCAGAGTCATCAAAAAAGTTTCGATTAATATAACCTAACCAATAAGGAGGACCCGCATCCATATCATGTGCCCCTGTATGAATAACCACATCCTGCCCATGTTGAACAAAAGTAGGTAATCCTGCTTCATTATCTACCGCAAATCCCCCGATTACTGAACCTGGTGAATGAATTCTAAATCGCATAAGAATTATAGTATCACCATTAGTAACTCCCGTAATACCGTTTTTTAATGTAAATTGACCATTAGTACTGTTATAGTCTTTAACAAGATCAAATTTACTTCGAGTACTATTATAGATTATCCATTGATTGTAATAATCGTTTGTAGTAGAATTTTCTATTCCAGTTAAAGTAAAAATTGTTGAACTCGTAACAACATTTACAGTAATTGAAGCCTCTCCTTCTGTAAGTTCTAACCAATCAATAGAGGTATTACTTACAAAAGTCCCTGCGCCTGAAGATGTTACAACCCCATTAACTATGTCTGGCCAGACATAAAAACGATCCCTGGATGATTTCGTACCAAATATAATAATACATTCAGTATTAGACGGTTCATTAATAGAAAATATATATGCTTTTTCAGCAGTGAAACCAGATGGTAAATTTGGTATTGTAGTAAGCGTCCCCGCTATGTTTAACTGAGCGGTCCCGTAACCATTGAAATCTTTAATTAATCCAAGTCTTTCTACAGATGCATTTTTTAATGTACGAAAACTAGCTTTATCGCCTTCAACAGCACTGATATTTGTTACCAGGCCGAGATTACCGTTTGCTAGTTCAATTGTCGGATCATTTTGAGGCATTAAATCGCTTTTTTCTTAATAGGTAAATTATCTGATAATGGGAGATCTGTAGAGTTAAATTGGCTACCTGGTCTTGGTATAATATTTATAGTTGGAGTTAATCGACTTTTTTTATTAAGACCTGATGGCATAAGAAGTCCGTAAGCCGCATATTTTAATTGACTATCTAAACCTTCGTCATCAAATATAATTTCTGCCTGTAAAATTATTCCATTTTCTTCACAAAAAAGTTCTAATTTTTTTACAATATCCATTCATTCACCTTTATACTTTTTACGCATCGATTAGGTATCCAAATAAATCGACAGCCCAGGTTTCAGTTGTTGCGTCGGACGCCGTTTCTATAATTATCCTAAAACTATCCCCCGCCGCTTGAATATCCAATTCAGTCCCCGTCGATGGACGATCAGGAATAAATTTATCTACTGCCGTAACTGTATATGTTTGACTATTAAGAAAATCATCGTATGTTGCACTGTTACCACCAAAACTTGCAATTGCTTGTGTCGCTTTACTCCCTGACGTAAAACTCGTTATTCTAATTATTATTTCCACAGGTATAAGAGTTTGTCCTACAGGTACTGGATATAATTCTGTCGATCCAGTGGTAGTGGCATCTATTCCAGTTGTCGTGGATAATAATGTTATCGCGCTTTTTTCAAGTAAAGGCATCGTATTAATAAGTATAAACTATATTTCCATTATGTGTTATAGCATCACCATTATGTGTGATAGCCATGTCCAAAGTTTGTACCGGCTTTGGTATTCCGCCAAGCCCACTAGATATACTAAAATCAGTCAAAAAAAGATGAATATTCTGTTTATTTATACATAATTCACCTGCGTGAAATACCTGATCCTTATCTAGTAAGATTTCCTTTGTTTCCGCGTACGCGGGTCGTATCGCTTTTATCAGAGGCATCAATAGATCCTAATAATTCAACTTTTACATTTTTCTGTTTTACAGAATTACTTTGAATTTGAAGTTCAGCTTTAAAATTTTTTTAATCGACTGTAAAATATTGAATATAATAGTTATTTGAATTTTTTGTTTTGCATTAAGTTCTAACTCGTTTATTGGTTGGTCGTTATATGTAACAGAAAAATTTTCTTTATCTCGGCCAATTACTGAAATTGACTCTATTAATAATAAATCTCTGCCCGCATTTGTTAATATCAAAGATTCGCTAGTTGAGTTAATATTAAAAAGAAGACGTTCTTTAGATAACACTAACAAAGGATTATTATTTATACGATTTTTTTCTTCAAAAATATTAACTCTTCTTTTATTTTTAACACTGATGTCTGAATTTATAGTCTTTTTTATAAGATCTGAGGGAAAACTATTAGCAACAATAACCACTTCCCCTTTTACTCTAGGAATACCATCAATAAGTCTATCTTCATTTAAAATAATCGATTTCATTACACTATAATTCCAGTATTTCTAGCGGGTGACCCTATTGTCAAATTAAAATTCAATTTATTGGTATTTACAAATTCAGGATTCGTTGTAATACTATCAGTACCCGATGGTATGTTAGTTAAATTACCGTTATCATATATACAACTGTTTGTCACTATCGGGGGTGTAGTTCCTCCAACAGTGGTATAAACGGCCATACTTGTACCATCATTTTGAATAATTATACCATTAAAATTAATGCCAGTTAATCCAGATGATTGAACCATTATAGTTGTCAAAGGATCTGTCGTTTCTTTTAGATATATTGTAGATGAGTTTAAATCAAATGTAGAGCCAGTCCCCCCAAGAGAACTATTATTAAATATTTTTCCGGTATTTGATCCAGATCTATTCTTAAAATCATAAAATAGACATTGATTAAAATCGAAGTTTACCACCCCAGCACCACCTTGAGTTGTTCTATTGGAAAATGAACCTTCTTCTTGTATCCAGTTGGCGGCTCCACCAGCCGATTCAAAGTCTTGATATGTACAGTTATTGCATGTAATATTAGCAGTTGCTCCGCTGGAACAAGCCATAAATGTTCCTTGATTGGTAGCATTAGCAATTTGATTTTTCCATGTTATTCTATCAAATTGATTAGTTCCACTAAAAAGCCAATAATACCAATTACTATTATGATCAAAAATAGTTGTGGGCATATTATTAACAAGTGGAGCACCCTGGATTGTTCTACCAATAACCGAAGTGAACGGACCTAATCCACTTGTATATGTGCCTGCTGCACAAATAAGAGTATCTCCTGAAGTACCAGTGGTAATAAACTTGCTTGGAGTTAACCAGGGATCACCAGAACTTAATCCACCATTTGAATCGCTACCCGCAGGATCTATGTAATAAGTTGTAGGCATTATGTTATTTCACCACCAAAAATAGAATCTCTTACAGGGTATGCCCCCATAGATGTTTGATATGCTTGAGTAACCGGTAATCCATTCAACCCCACATTTTCTGAATTACCTGTAGCGATATCTATCCAACTATCAAACCCCCCAGGCTGATGTTGAAAAGAAAATTCACCGTCATTCGTTTCCCTAAATTTAAACCCGACAACAACTTCCCCGTATGATCCACTAGTATAAAATTCTAATTTCCCTGCTGCGGATGTTCTAATATTTCCATCTACTGTATTGTCATTAAATCCTATGGTGCAATAATTCAAATCTTTTTCTGAGATATAATCATTACCATAACCTCGTTTATCTGAATTTTGTGAAAATCCCATATCCGGATTGGTACTATCATAATTACTAAAATCACCATTAACATGAACATTCTCTGCGTGTAATTGGTCATCTGCGTCGGTATATTTTAAATTGGTATTATCTTGAGCCAAAATACCACCAGACCCCGCAAAAAATATAGAGCCTTCAGTAGCGCTACCAACAGAATCACCGATTGACACACTTGCGCTTATTGTAGTCCAGGACAAAACACCTGCAGTTGTGCAAACTAAAGAGTCCCCATTCGATGATGGAGCAGAATTTGGTAATGTATAAGTAACTGATGACGCTAAATTATCTGGAGATTTAAATGCATTATAATTAGTACCATTCGCAGCTAACTCATAAAAACGTAGTTCTCCGGTATTGCCTACTCCAGTATTATAAGGATCTATTTGTACCCCATTTTGTGCACTTGTTTTTAACCCTGATGTAAATGTTTTAACCGCTGAAATAGATTGAACAGTTGTTTTATTTACAAGATTTGCGGCATTCGCTGTCCCAGAAACCCATTTAGTTCCATTATCATAAACAACATTATTTGAATTACCAGGAGATAAACCTAAAATGGAACCGCCACCTGTTACAATATTACCTCCAGAAAATTTGAACCATGACCCTTGATGATTAAATAACAAAAATCCAAAATCATCTTGATCTCGATGAAAATAGATTCGATTACTATCAATATCAAAACCTGCCTGAGGTTCGTCAGTACTTATAACTGAAACACCAATTTTCTCACTAAGATCTTGTATTTTAACATCAAGCTTTTTTAATTCACGCTTAAAAAATACTGGATCATATTGTCTAGGTACAATTTGCATTAGTTTACACTTCGATTGATTTCATACCAACTTACACCATTATACACTAACATTAAAACTGTATCATCCGCAGATGTAAAAGCTGCGTTCAAATCAACTGAATTAGATGTATGAGCGTTATCATCTGTAATAGTTACATTGGCATCTACGAATATTAGTATTAAAGTCCCCGCTGTTGTAGTTACACCAGTTATCGTAGCAATAGTATTGGTGCCCGCATCGCCTGTGATTGTCATTATATTTGAAGTCGCTGCAATAGTAGTAGCTGAAGCAGCTAAGGTTAATGAATCATTAGGAGTCTCGACAATGCCTTCATCGTTTATTCTCAACGCTTCTGCAGAAGCATTCAAACTAGATCCCGCAGTTGTAGAAGGTGATGTATTAAATACAACATTTCCACCTTCACCGGTACCTGTAGATCTAGATCCAGTAAAAATCATATCTCCACCGGCTATATTCGTACCTAAACCATTCGTTAAACGGTATGTGACCGTAGGAGGTGATGCATGTGTATTACCTTCTCCTATAATAACATTCTGAATACCGTTATTATTATGGCTAATAACTAATGAATTATTCGCCCATGTATCAGTATCAAAATCATGGCCTATAGCAATATGATTACTACCCTGGACAACATCTACATTTTGACCAATAACTACATTTTCTGACGATAATCCAACACTACTACTAGCGCCAATTACAATATTTTCCCCATTAGCAGATGATCCTCCACCTGACGCGTCAAAACCTACCACAACATTATTAGTTCCAGCGCCATAAGTAGAATAACCAATAACAACAGCATTCCCACTTGGTACATCAATATCCTCACCCAACCCTGCACTATTATTGCCTGCCATAGACGAAGTGCCACCACCAAACAGAGCTTTACCACTACCTGTATTTGGCGCAGACACATTACCTGTAATCTTTAATTCATCATCTGAATGATCATAAGTCATTTGTAATGTGTTATTAGTTTCAAATTCTAAATCAAAAGCATCATCAGTACCTATCCGAATATTTGCTCCGGTAGTATTCCCACCATTAGAAATATCTCCCAACCCTGAGTTATCAACTGAAGTAGAATAGTCTCTCCATCTAGAGCTTGTTCCATCATATTGAAATGATACAGCAAAACCAGCAAGTAAAGTAAAATCACTTGCGGATCCCAATAAAAACCTGTTGGCCGCATCACTGTTAGCGTCTTGATGTCCGATAGTGATGGTATCCGAACCAATATTAAATAATGTCAATAATAAACCGTCTTGACCACCAGCAACCCCACTTAATGTTCTATTGGCATCACTAGACACCCTAAGTACACCAAAGCCACCACGATCTAAATTATTTTGATTCGTAGTCCACTGACTTAAAGTTGAAGACCTAATGGCAAAATCCCCATTAATATCTATTTTAACTGCCGGTGATGCTGTACCTATCCCTACCGAATCCCCAACTGTAGTTAATCGCACCACTGTACCATCATCGACCCAACCAGCGGTACCTATTAAATCGTTAGCCACCCCTTTTTTTAAAGCTCCATCAGTCACATCTTTTATAATTATGGTATCGGTTACAGCTATAGTCACTAACGGTAAAGCTCCAATATCAAAAGAAAAACGAACACTGTCTGTACTATCAGAAACTACGACAGGTGTTGTGCCATAAATTCTATTTATTCTTAAATCTACCCCAACTTTACTACCAGCCAAACCTACACCAGTGCCCGCAACATCACTGATAGTATTAGCTTCACCTATATTACCAATTGCAATAATACTGTCAAAAACAGATATAATCAGAGAATCTATAACATACCCATGCATAATGAGTGTATCCAACCTAGTTGAACTAGTTGGATTATTAGCTAACTCTCTATGACTTTTACCTGTTAATTGCCCTATCTGTGAATAAGCTGACACATTAAAAATTAAGATTAATAATATGCCATATAATAATCTCATCTAACACCTCTCAGAATTTCACGCTCGGCTCCACTAAAAGAAAATCTTTGTTGTGTACCTGTGATTAACCGTTTCCGTGACTTTTCTTTAACATCTTGCAACATAGAATTATATAATTCTCGGTAATACTTAGCAGCAGAACCCATTTGCGGAAACATAGGTTTACCTTCAGCGTCCACTCTATGAGCCAATTCCTCAGCAATTAGAGCAGTAGCTAAATACTGGACCATCGGATGATATTCTACAGGTAAATGAGGTGCGTCAGTTGTAGATGCAAAAGCCGCCAATTCAACATTTGAAGTGTTTTTTGCTGGATTACTTGATATATATTTTAATCTAATTGTATGCGCAGCGTCCGCTTTAGTATTCAATAAAATATAAGGGGTATCTGCCATAACAAGAATACCATAAGAAGGTACTGCTGTTGAAATTGAAATCGCCATTACGCTTGCCTCGAAACTGATGTTGGTGTGTTATTAAATGCAGTTCGCTCTACAGGTTTAGGTCTTAAACAACGGAAATTATTTCTCGTATCATAACTATCACCCTGAACCTGACCAAATGACATACTTGCTGTATCTGCGTCAAAAGTTAATTTTCCCGCATCTTCGAAAGTCATTCCTGTTTCTAATGTATCAGGCATTATTCTATCATCTCCTCATCGCTACGTATTGGAAAAACATGACCCTCTGCTGTAGCGTCATCCCCAGATTCTATAATCCTGGGCAAATGTTCATCTGTAAATTGCATAAAATCATTTGGTAAGTTTAAACCGCGTTGGTTTATTGTCATGGTTAAATCTTGTTCTGTAACAGGTCGTAATAAATCACCCTTTACCTGACGACACGCAATATCCAGTTTCTGCCATAAATAGGCTTTACTTACAAATCTTTCAATGTCTTCATGGTAAGCGTTTAATGCGGTATCAATATGTGTTCTTAATTCTTTTGCATCCATTATCCGACCTCCTGCATTGAACGTTCTCTAACTTTAACACCTTTACTTACTAATAAATCACCTACTTTATCTTGATAATATGCAGCAAGTGCCCCATCATCATTAGCCGCAAAAGCTCGACTGGCTGTTTCCATTGCAACTATATCAAAGAAATCTTTAGGAAATTTAGTGTTTTGACTTGAATCAAAATCTGTTAATAACGGTACTCCGTGATAATCAACATCATGAGATCCAGCAGGTGCATAGACAAGCTCTCCATCATCAGCATCTTTACCACGCCAATAATACAAGAATCTATCAGGTGTCACAGATTCCAAATAAGCATCTCGGCTCATCTGGGATCTTTCTTCAGGAGGTATTTCAGATGTAGGTAAATCATTTATCACAATAAAATGAATATCAATCATATTGGTAGGTGGATCAGCAACCCCACCTGATGATGAGACTGTTTCCATGATAATATAATCTCTTAATACCGCTTTAGGTAAAACACCGGCTAAAAAATTAATAGAATCAATAAGAAAAACTTTAAGAGATTGATTCGAAAATGAACCAACCTCCCCAAGTTCAATTGTCACACCTGAACCAATTTGATACGGAAACGCATTATCACCAGAAAAATCTAATTGCCCCGCTGCGGATGAAGTCTCAACAATACGTATAGGATCAAGATCACTATCAAGAACTGCACATTCAGCATTACGCCAAAAATTTGCAATTTCATTAATATTGGTTGAAATCACTGTCGTACCTGTAGCACTCCCTGCGCTTGTTGTTGTCGTCCGAAGATATCTCAACTTTTTTCTTTCTGAGATATAATGGCGAGTTTTTCTAAGTAAATCACTCAGATCTGACATAACTTAACCTTGTGTTATTACCTTAAGTCGATTACGTAAATGTTTAGCTTCACCGTACTCCCCTTGACCTTCTAAATGGTCAATAGTGGCCTGGAAATCTTTTTGTTCAAATTCATTAAAATGACAGGCTTCAGGATCATAATGTTGATTCATTAATTCACCTGAAACTGCTGCATTAATCAAATCTTGCCGGACTTGCCCTTGATACTCAAATTCAAAATCTTCTGATATATTATTTTTCAATTTTTTTGGCATTTCCATTACCTGTTCTAGTTGGTTTAGGAACTTTTGTTGTGGTGTCTTCACCCGAAGGTTCTTTTTTCTCAGTCTTTTGATACTTTGGACGACCTTTACCTCCACGTGCGCGAGGTGGTAAACAAACTTTGTATTTCTTAGGTCTTTTTTTGAAAAATTTCTGATCCAATTCAGTATGAATGATAGCCACAAAATCGTTTTCAGTAAAACTATACAAACGATTACCTTCCGGATCTTCCTTCAATTCCGGACTATCAGAAGCACAATACCCCGCTGTTTGATGTGGCAAATCATCATCTGGTCCAATAAAAACGACCATTCCATATTTAGTTTTTGACAGTTCTCTTGGATCTATATGAAAATCTTCCATATTTTCGTTCATTGTAGGTTTTCCCTTTAAATGGTTAAAAATTAAGTCCTGACCCTGGATAGACTATTCAAGATGTAAAAACACATCAGAATCAGGACTTTTAAATATTATTACTTTATAAGTTTCACAAGTGAAGTTAATCTATAAGAAATAGAATCGGTTGCAGCGGCTGATGCAAGTTGTGTAATACGAACTCGTAAAACATTTGAGCCGTATTGTGAACTCGTACCATCGAATACATAACTTCGAGCTTGAGAACCTGATGTAGATGTCAGTGTATCTAAAGTACCAGCAGTATAAATTGCACCCCCGCCTCCAGATATGCCTCGATCTACCCTGAATGTGATACCTTCAGCGTTATTAATATTAGTTGATTTGCAATAAATTGTAACTACAGATGGATGATAACGATTCGGAGAAATTGGTATGTACACCGTATCAATAACATTATCAACTAATGTATCACCAACTGTACTTGTCCAATTTTGATTGTTATCATATTTAAATTCGCTCAACCATACTTTTTCGACTTGAGCATTGGCTAAGGAAACCGTAGCCAACAGCAGCAATAATACAGCAAAAACTTTGCTTTTCATTGGTGTTAGTCTCCTAATTAATTTGATTGAATAAGACCAGGATTCTGCGCTGCAGTCTGACACATAACAACAGCAAAATCCAATGAATTAAAACGTGTTTTTTGAAATCCGAGAATAGTACCAACATCAACACCCCATTCGGTGCCGTATTGAAACCATTTCTCAACCCAATCAAGACCGTTTTGAGCTCTAGCAAGTACGCCCGCTTGAAGACCAAAGAAAAGAGCGTTTGCATACGGCACATTTCCACCACTACCTGCATCTGTACCAGTGACAACCAAGTCATGTTCGTAAATAATAACATTGTCCCAACAATATGTTACGAATGTCATCGCTAACGACATCCTTCTTATAGTTTCCTATAAGTTCAGACTATATCACAACCTCTGTTGAGGTTTCCCGCGCTTCGAACCGCTTGGTTCTACTCTCCGTAGAGATAGTCGTTGCACCTTCATCTTTCGATGCTTGGCTCAGGATTGCCCTCGTCTTTACGTTAGGGGTTCCCCTGAATTCACGGGATTTTTCCTTTGTAGATTGCTCTACAAGGCCACTTGGGGCTCGTTTATTTGAGCCTTTCTTATTTAGCTTTTTGATATTTTCAAAAATATCTAATTCTTTTTGGGTGTAGTTCGCTGTCTGATTATTACCTGTACGAGCTTTGTTTCTCAAACGACTTTCAACAAACTCTAACAATAAACTTCCAACATTATGTTTTGAAAACATATAGGGTAAAACAATCTTCAAAAACCTACTGTTCATATCCAACCTTTTAATCTCAATTTCATAAGTAGGTGCCCAATGAGATCTTTTCTGTCTTTGGGTTATATGATATGTTATCTCCAATCCGTCACATATTCGCATTATTTCATTTGCAATAATTGGATTACAATTGTTTACAGAACTAATGGCAGTGAATATACAATGTCCGCCACGCTTATGACTTCTTTTTATAGAAAAACAACCTTCTGCATCCCATAACCCACCGAAATAATACAAATCTTTGTCAATAATCTTCGACTTTACTATATCAGATACTACTTTATGGTCTGGATATTTACCTTTAATATTCATTTGCTTCACTTGATCATACTGAAGATCGTCATCCAACGTATATGGATTGTATGGTGTTTCCTTTTTTGCTAACAATCTTCTACTAACAAATCTCAAAACAATCTCAGCCGTAGCCTTTTTACCATTTAAATAGGGAATTAAGTTGGTTAACAATGTTTTATTGTCTTCAAGGCGATTAATAGAGAACTCATAAGTCATTTTCCAATTCTCTTTTCTTTGTCTACTTCGTAGACCAGTTTTTTTAATGCCCATCTTTTTTAATATACTGTCAACCATTTTAACTACGGTTTCATTTGTGTTTGTGAAGGTAGAACGTACCCAATACGCCCTTTTCGATTTTGTTTTACTTGTTTTCAATCTTTGGATAGCGAATGTTCCGTCACCATCCCAAAGTCCCGCTAAATAAGAAAGCTCATTTTCTCTGATTTTTTTATTCTTCATTTTTACCTCGGTAGTAGAAAGATTCAGAGTTACTGGTTATTTATGAGCTTAATATACTAATTTAAACAAATTTCTCCAAACGAAGTATTTGTAAAATTAGAATTTACAATGGCAGTTGCACCAGTAAAGATTGGGTTTTCTTGGCTACGTTCACGTGCATGAAGAACAGCTTCTTTCCAATCAGGATCTTTTCTCATACCATACTTTTGATATGGATGAATTACCATACCGTAATATGGACGACCACCAACCATAAATGGGCGAATTCTCCAAGCCGTTGTTGCACCAAAAATACCAACAGTTGCCATTGATTTTGCTCTTTCAATCAAATCAACAACAAAGGTATCTGTAAGTTCGATATCAGCTTTTGCTGTTTTTCCGCCAGGGCGAATAACATTGGTGTTAGCAACTGCAGCATCACCGAATGTACGACTAGCGTCATCGGTGTAGTCAGTTCCAGTAAGCTTCTTGAAAATCATCTCGTCATAAGCACGATTATACCAGTATGCTAAGACTTGTTTCATTTCAGGGCGCACCTTGTAAGCAAGACGTTGTTCAGTGAGCTTTCCACCAGTTCTTACGGAATGGTGAATCTCATCCAAAGTAACACCAAATTGATAACGATTAGGTGCTTCTTCGTTACCTTCTAAAGCGGTCAATTGTGTGTTAGCAGTACCTACTACTCGACCTTTACCTGTAAGTTCAGCGAAAAGTGTAAAATTAACTCTATCACCTTGCTCTTTTTTCAGGCTGTCATCTATCTGAATTACATAGTCAGGACCAGGACCTTGTAAATTTTTCCAGAACGAATTCACATGTGGTTCGTGAAATAAGTCCTTAGAATAAAGTTGGGCCTGTTCAGTCGCTGTGGCTGTAGTTGCTGCTACAGTGATTGAAGCCATAATTTAACTCCTAATATATTTAATAAGCCGAATCCCAGGAGTCATTTGCGGCAGCTTTTTGCGCAGCGATTTCTAGTCGTCTTTTCTCTTCTGCAGGTAACGTATAATATGTCCCCGCTGCAAGATGTTGACGAATTTCTTCCCTGGCATTACCATCATGACTAGGTGCACTAGCGCCTACGTTAGGATTCTGCTCGTGATTATTTAATTCATTTCCAAAAGCTTGAGTATCAATTCTTTGATCTACAGATGCGACGTTAGGCTGATAGACATCCCTATTGTACGCTTGCCTGTTAGACGGATTCGAATTAGGTTGTCCATTATTAGCATTACCATTCAAACCTTGTTGTCTATTTGCAGATTTAGCCCGTTTACGTGACCTCCGTGATGTAGGTTGATTTTGAGATCTTGCCATTAAATCAGGCTCATAACCTAAAGCTGACCGTAAAGTAGGTAAGCCCTCACGTGCGCGAGTTGTTTCCAACCTCTGTATTTCTTGATTTGTATACCCCATACCGATTAATTGATTTTGTTCGTCATTGTAGAGTTGATTTTGAGATAGAGCTTGCAAGGCTTTTGTAATATCTTGCACAGCCGAATTCAAACTAGACACTTCGTCACGCAATTGTTCATCGGCACCTTGAGGTATCTCCTCTAATCTACCGTGCACCTCGTCCAATTCTTGTTGGATCGCGGTTCTGAACTGCCCTGCGTCATTTAAAATATCTGGTAACGGATCAACTCTACGTTTTTGCCGTCTTTTTGATGTTGTGGGCCGTTTCTGATCTTTAATTGTCTCAGCAACAATCCCCTGCAATGTCCCGTGCTGCTGCTCTAAAGTGGTATACTTACCCTTAACTTCTGCAGCTTCACGTTGTGCTTGCATTAGTGTAGCATTAGCTTGATCCAGTTGTTGTCTTAATAATTCAACTTCATCAACTTCTGGCTCAACTATGCCTGAAAGTTCATCATCATTACCGCTTACGAGAGCGTCCTGGTCCTCACCCGAAGGTCCTTGACCTGCGTGGGCGGTAGCGTCATTTCGCTCAAAATCGTTAGGTCCCATAATGGTTTCTTTCCTTTTTTAAATAATTATAGATTCAGTTTATTGAATAAAAAAAGGGCTGCACAATACACCCAAAATTTTTGGGTAAATCGATACAGCCCTTGTGGTTCTCCCTACTAAGGACTTAAGAAATTGTATACTTCAGTTTAAGCTTTTATAGTGTGTGTCAGCTTAATTGTTTCATTTATGTGGATAAGATTTATTTGACCTTTACGAAAATGAATGGAAATATCGCCAAAAAAATTTCTTTCATGGCATTCGTAACATTTTTCCATTATATAATCCATACTAATCAAAAAATCTTTAGTTGTTTTATCGGTTTCAGCTTTTTTGACTAAAGCCATTAATTTTTCATTTTGCAAAAGAATCCCATTTGTTCTTTAAATATTCTCGAAATCCAGACCCTAATTCTAACATAGGGTATATAGTTTTAAATCCTTTTTCCGCTTCATCAAAATTAGATGATAACATACCGCGTGCACCTAAATAAAGCATAACTAATCCAGGCCCCCGTGATTTACCTTTATTACAGGCTATGAACAAAGGCTTTAAATCCATTTGAGCTGCACCAATAAAGGCTGTAGCTCTATCAATCATAGGATCTTGGAAAAATTTTGATTGGGGCGCATCTATCATATTTAATGCTAATATTCGTCCATCTTCTCTATCAGCCCAAAGATATTCTTTACTATCCTTGGGCGCCGCATTACCTTCGTAACCAACAAAATTTTTATGCCAGGGATGTTTAGCCGCAAAAAGTATTTGCCAATTGCTTTTTTGATCCGGAGAAAGATCCCGTCTAAAATCTTTTTCACTACCAACAGTTATACCTGAAATCACTTCAATCATAATTTACCTTACTAATTTTGAATAGGTATTCCCCATCCATCATATTCAATATTATAGACATCACCCACATCTTGGAATATTACATTTTCCATCCGAATATCTTTTACATTCTTTTTAGCCTCGACTAACCATTCAAAACTCGATTTTAAAAATTTTGTTTTAATTTTAAACTCCCGTTCTTTCAACTTTAACGCCAGTAAATGTAATTTGTCAATGCTATCAACAAAGAAGAAAAAACTAACTTGACGAGGGAATCTTAAGTCGCTTACTAATTGATATGGATCCATAAAGTTATTCAGTTACCGATGTTTTTTGGTTATTTGGTTCCATCTTACGATTAATATTACCTAAGATAGACTTATCTTTACTTGGGTCACTAAATCCAGGTGATGTTTTACTATTTGATGGATTTTTCTGATGATTTAATACATCAAAATCCAATTGCAAAGTTGCTGCTTCACCTTTGGCATTAACTTTGGTTGTCCCATTAACTGCCAGGTCATTTTTTACGTTACCTTCTCTTTTAGCAGGTTTATCATTAATGCTACCAATGATATCGTGTTGCTTGTTATTAGGCATGATCATTCTCCTTTAATTTTTGTTCATTTAATCTATGTTGTCCACACCAATCTATGGGATATACTGGAATAAAACCTTTAAGAGTTGGTGGGTTAAAACGACAACGTCCAATTATTTCATTTTTAGGCACATAATACAAACAGGTTTTGCATAACATTTCTATTGATCTATTTTTCCAATTATCTGTTTGTTGGGACATAAATTCTACTCCATTGTGATTTTGATTGTTCAGTAACTGCTCGAACTTCTATGTAACAATTGACACAATCAATCTTACGTTGAGTAACTCCTTTTAATAATAACATAGAACGTATTTGTTGATTTTGTTCATTAAAATATCTCAAATCATAATTTTTAATTCTATTATCTGGCACATACTTATTGTTAACAACTCTGAAAGATTGAAAAAAAAGAATAGGTCGTGTATTACTTAATGATTCTAAGGTCTCGCCACGAACTATTTGACTGAGTGCAGGTCTGAGATGTAACTCTGGTTTAGCCACTTCCACACGACTTACACAACCAGCCCAATAAAACAACATTATTATATTAATAATGAGAATGTTTAGTTTGTCCGTGTTCACGATGCTCCTTGTAACGGATTACCAATCTGCCCTGCCGCTGCATTTAACCCTTGAGCACCCTGTCCACCAGCTTTACCGAAAGATGATGGGTCTAAAGCTGGATTTTGTTGTGCTTGTTGAATGCCTTTACGTAATAAAGCTCTTTCTCTGGCAGAAAAAGATGATGTAAGGTCTGGCAACATCATTGGATTAATCGGCATTCCAAATTGCTGCCTCATCAAAGTCAATTCATTCATCTTCAAAGTTCTAACTAAAAGATTATTCGAATTGTTAGTTTCTGTAAAATTAGATTTTACTTGTGGTATTGAACGCATCAAATCATCAATATTAAAACCAGACGAAAGTAGCATTTTATCAATTAAAAAATTCTGAAGATCCGGATTTGATTCATCCATCATAGCAGAATCTAAAATTGCATAAACTTTCATTTTTACAACATTAGGCTCTTTTCTCCAACGCTCATAATACATCATCAATCTAACAAAAGATCCTATTCTACGAGTCATGGACATATTAGCCCCAAAAACAGACAATCCGCGAGCAGCTTCTTGTTGTAAAATAGCTAACGCTGATGCGGCATTAACAGAGCCTGGCGCTTTACCCGACTGGATATCACCAATGTTGGATGCAACTTTCGCTGCATCTTTAATGGCAGATTGCCATTGGATAAGGGGTCCGATAGATTCAAGACTTGGATCCCTGACCGTATGGAACGGCTGCTGACCATTCGGAGTTTTGTCCCACACATGCTTTTTGACTTCAATTTTACCTCCATCCCGCATAATTGTGTCAACATCAATATTGTTAACAAACGAGTCCTCCCTCCAAACTGTAACCTGGTGACCTAATCGACCTACTCTCTCAACCAATTTAGAGTTTATAAAATTTAACCATTTTTGAGGATCTGAAATTCTATTCCAAAAACCTACAGTACGTCCATTAACATAAATAGAAAAAAAGTCATCCCAAGGCCAGTATTTACCAATATCGTGTTTCCATTCCAATTCCATATTACCTGACGTTACCTGGTAACTACAACGTCTTGTATTTAATTTTCGGACAGTTAAACCTCGAACATCCCGATTCTCAAGAATAAATTGAGCGCGTAAAACATCAACTTCCCCTTGACTCATAAAATCGCCAATAAAAACTTTATCTGGATCGTTGGCCGCCAGATCAATAACTCTAAATGTCGGTCGCCATTCATACCTCCAAATTCTTATTAATCGAATAAAAGTTTGATCCTTCCAAAAAAGATCTGGACGTCGTGAACTTGGAAATGCGTAATTATCGTCCTCATTCTCGACCATAACATTACTATATTCATCATATCCACCTTTAGATTTAGGCGGAACCGCATCTAATTGAACCCAATCAATATTTTTATGAGCAAACATTGTTTTTAACTCATCGGGTCGAACCCACTGCATATGAATACGGTATCGAGCGTTTGTATTTACAGTAGCGTCATAAGTTGTCCAATCAGGGTCAATCAATACTTCATCTGCAGGGCGATAAACTGCTCTTAATTCACCAAGAAAATCTCTGTCTTCATCCCATTGATACTCTCTATGTTCACGGGAAACCATAACTCCATTACGGAAATATTGAAAAACTTCATTGATGTCATCATCATTGGTTGCTGCTGTATCTTGAAGTATGGCATTGAAAATGTCTGCACGTTTTTCATCGTCACGTCCTTTTGCATCAAGTAATAAATCTCTACGATTATCCTTTTCCATACCTGTGAGGATATCAACTTTTTCAGCAAAAATATTATCCTCTGTCGATGGTAATCTTTGAGAATCTCTTTCTCGTTTAGTTTCAGGGTCCCATGCGTCAGATAAATAGGCACGACGAGCGTCACGGACATGGATCAAATTAGGGGACCATCTTTGAACAGCGTAAATCAATTGATTTTCTGTATGTATAATCCTCTGCCTCTGACTTAAATCTCGTACAGGAACTTTTGCCTCTGCCTCAACAGTGTTATGAACGGTGACATTATGTCGTCCGTTCATCATATCAAGAACTAAAGGAGTCGATATGTTATCCGTTGGCATTTTTTACCTCGATTATAATCTCATCATCAAAAACAGACACTTCCGCAATATAATCGTATTCCGGTTTCATAGTACTTAAAGCTATTTTCTTAATTTTTTCAATTGTTTCTTCTGGAATCATATTAGATTCTAATTCATCAAAAACAGTATCATCATCTTGTATAGGTGACGGATGTATTACTAACGGTCTTTCCATAATAATTTTATCCTTACTTTCTTGGAGGATATGGCATATTATTTTCCCTTATTCTTTAATAACACATAGCGTTTTTAGGACGTTTTGACCTTTGATTTTTTCGTCTAGCTTTAGCGATTGCATGATAAATACTAACATAGTCAGTTTTAGGTCTATGGAATGTCGGTAAAACTCTATTATGTTCCAAGGCTAACCCAAATCCCATTATTAAATCATCATGTTTTTTTCCGGAAAATCCTACATCCCTAGTGCCATGACTAACAGTACGGAGATTATGTTTTTGATATGACATCATTTCCTCAATAAGTTCCACACTAAAAATAAAACCTTCGTCCCCGTTTAAATACGCTTGAATTAATGCAACAAGCGCCTGTTTATAACGCACACCTGACCAATACCCATATTTCGTAATTCTTGATTTCCGGACCTTAATAGGATCATCTTCTGCATAGATATGAGAATTTTCGTAGTTAAGTAAAAGGTGTCGAATAACGACTTCACCCATACTATTACGTTCCGGATTAACAAATGCCTCATTATAGAATTTACAAAGGAATTCCACGTCTTTAGAAAAAAGGGATATATCTGTCTTAATCCGGTACTCAGCACATTGATAATCATTATCACGCCTCAATATTTGAATCGTCTGCCAATCACTGGTTTCATACCCCATGGAAACATCAACACCTGCGCAATATTCAACTCCAGCTTTAGGAGGTTCGTGAATTTTTAATGGTCCATTTTCTCCCTCACGAAAAATTATACGACCGTTAGCTGCCTCACCCACATAACCTTTAACATACGCTTTAGCTTTCGCATTATTCTGCAACCATCCATGATACCATTGTAAATAATCCTGGTCAAAAGCTGCGTCTCCGGAACTCAAAAAACAGTTATGAACTAATAGACCGTCCGCCCCGAATACAGGATCCCCGTCTATCTCTAAATCCCAAACATCTTCAACTCCGGCTGGAGTTATTTCAACTACTTCGTCTATTACATGGAACTCTTTGGCATTCTTACCTATCTTTTTTTCTAAATCCCATCCATTTGATTTTCTTTCTGTAAAAAATCCTATCTCTTTCATATAAAGGATAGAATCTCGCACATTCATCACTAATTCATGTCCAGGATACTCTTTGCCATTTAATTTCCGTATTACTGGGCGAATTCTACTTCCTATATCGAAGACTAACAACAGCTTTTGAACATCTCTCATGAAGTCTAAGTACTTACTAAAGAATTTTACATAACGATGTTCAGGATTTGTCCAACCGTCAGCTTCAAATAGAAATCTTAGAAACTGTTTTATTACAGATTTGGGGCTACGCCAAATACACTCAGGGACGCAAACCTTTCTTTTGTAGTCATTTAGTCCCCTCCATTCTCCATTCCTTTGTATCATTCCTAAATTTAGGAAAATATCGGAATATCTTTTGTTGGTAGACCTACCATTAATCCCACCGTTCTTAGTTCCAGAAGAACGTAACCTTAAATCAGTATTAAATAAATCTAAAACCAAATCCTTTATATAAACGACTAAGTCTTTGTCCCGTGCGTCAAAAGCGAAATCAAGGGTGTCTCCACCAAAACTACCGTCCCCCATAAAAAAACCAATAAAAGAACCCCATTCTTGTGCTATTCGAAGCCCATGATTTACACCTCCAAATCCTTTCCATTTAGCTATATGTTGGATATCCGCTGTTACAGGCTTTTGTAATTTTATTCGGTTTCCGTTAGATTCAGCAACTTGGATAAAATTATCGTCTTCTTTTGCTAATAGATGATCACCAGTTGCTCTTAAACAGTACCCGTTTTTAGTAATTACGTCATAAACAGCTTTTTTACCTCTATACATTTTATTGACGATAATGCCATGATCACATTTAGAACCAACTTCTACATCCTTAATCTGGACAATACCTTTACTAGTCCCTACCCTAGTTGTTGCACACAGACATGTAATATCATCTTCTGGATATTCACGAGGAAACAAATTTGAACCATCAGATTGCTCAAGATTTTTCCATTTCCACCTACGCCATTCAATCTGTTCATAGGTAAGTTCATAATTCTCTATTAAAGCTAATTCCGGAGCCGATAAATTACTTTCTTTAACTGTCGTAACAGGAAGTTGATAATCATTTCCCCACCACCAAGGATAAAACTTTGAAACAAAACCGTTCTTTTGCTTTTTACCGTCTAAGTAATCTCGGTGAAATCTGGTGTTAATTTCTGTGGGAGTGGATTCACGAACCACTCTACCCGTTTTTGGGACGGTTTCCAAAGTCTCCGCATATCTACTATCGGGAATTCGAGCGTCTTCTGAGAAATGGACAATTTGGTTTGTTCCTCCAAGGCATTTAAGCGCGACATAGATGCGAGAGTTGAGTTCTGGCCAATAAAGCTCATATTTTGATTCTGATCTTGGTTGAGGCAATTTATCTTTAATGCTAGGGTCCAAACGATCCCAAGCAAAGCGAATTTTACTAAAAAGAGTTTCAAGTGTTCTTTGATCATGAGCTATAATTGCACACCAGGTATTAGGATTCCAAAGAACTTCATCAAAATTTTCTATTAGATACTTTGTTGAAACTCCAAACTGGCGAGCTTTAAGAATAATTAACCATTCATGAGCATGATTATTTAGATCATCTTGAACCCTGTTATCATTAAACAGGATCGTTTTACCTTCATTCTTATCTACTATATGATATAATTTTCGCTTTCGCCACGCTGCATCACCACCTGTACTAAGAAAATTTTCTTGTAACTCAGCCATGGCCGCAACATAATTATCGTCATACCCCTCTGCAAGATTTGGTGCAAACTCATTTTCATTAAAAGGTATATTCACGACCAATAAATCTCTTGATATATTTCAGATTTGGGAGCACAGGTAAAATTCTCACAAGAAACGCATTCTTGCTCATCATCAGAAGCCTCCATATTCACAGGCCATGCAGATATATGATTTTCACCGCAAACCGAACAATGAACTTGTGCTATGAAATAATGATCACAAGTTGCAGGCGCTTTGTCATTAGCTACTGTCAAAGCAAACTCTTTTGGAACTTTCAATATCCGTTTACTTAGCAGCATTGCATTCCAATGGAAAGCAAATTCAGCGTCAGTCTCTATCAGGTAAGGCTTTTTGTGCATTATTTATAGCTTCTCGTTTATTTAACCAACTACCATCTTTATCAATTTTCACAAAAGCTTGAACTAAATTTAAAATAGTTCCATCCCCTTCTGTAGGTAAAGACCGAGGCTCATCTATATTTTGCATCATTTCAATAGCTTTTAATGCTGATTTTAAATCCCCCGCCTGGAATGCTAACTCAACCGACGCCTGTAAATACATAACACGACCAGATTTTGTAGCAACTGGAAACATTGCCTTTGAAACAGTAGCAAAATCGTTACGAAGTTTAGCTAATACCGGTACAATAGCATCTTCTGTAATAAAATCGTAAGCAAGTCCTGGATCTATTTTAATTTGAGAACAAATAAAAGCAAGGTTAGTTGCTATAGCTGCACGGTATAAAATTTGTACTGCTTCGTTAAAATTTATACCGCTATAAATATCTTCTTGAAGAACTGTTTTTATAATAGCTTTATGTGAAGTTGATAGGCGGGCACAGCCTTTTAAGGATTGAGAGGTTACTATTTCAAAATTCGATAGTCTATCGCGTATATCTTGAGCAACAAAAAGTTCATTTTTTAACGCTTTTATAATCTTATCTTGACTAATTACTTTTTGTGACAACTCTGTATTTTTCATATTTCATCCTAACTACAAGTTTTTTTGGTGGTAATATAGTGATAAGTAGGATAGAAATTAGAAGCAATCAAAAAGGTACATTATTAGTTGTTTTTAGTATTTTTATGGCTTATAATATTATTATTTTAAGCCTTCTGTCAATCATCTTTAGGAGAAAAACATCATGAAGGAAATTACAGAGAACCAAAAAAAACTACTGAGTTTTATCAAAGATTATACGCTTAAACACGGATATCAACCGAACGTCCAGGAAATGGAAATTTATATGGGAGTAACTTATAAAGCGATATGGGATACCTTGAGGTTACTGCAAAGGAAGGGTAAAATCTCAATGACGGGTAAAGCTCGCGCCCTTGAGATTACAGAATTTGATATTAAACAGGTTTTACTTGATGTAAAACAATATATTTTAGAATTAACCCCATCGGGAGCAAGTGCTGTTCAAGCAAATGAATATGTTTTAGCAAGAATCAATTGTTTACTTAAAGATTAATTATCCAAAAAAATAAAACTACCACAAGATTCGCAAACGGGTTTTAATTCAGCGCTAGCATATTTACCGATTTTTAATAGCGTATCACAGAATAAACAAGGTGTGGGTTTATGTAATCTAATATACATTTTGTTTGTTGGATAAAAGCCCGCATAAATAACTGTGTTTTTGGTACTTTTAAAAAATTCTCTAATTGACCACAAATCTTCAAGTGACCCCATGTCTGCTAAATGGAATGTTTTTGTGGTATTACCTATACGACTAAAAATCCATTTCTCAATTGGGCGGTCACAGTCTTCTAATAAATAAACACCTTTAGGTCCATGGACTTCAACTCTATTTAAATTTTTGATTGACTCATAGATAACCACCCTGAATTTATTAAGGTTACACTCCACCTTAGAAATATAACCTTCAATATCTGATTGTTTATAATAAACTCCACACGGGTACATACTTACTACATCTATAATTGAAATAGTCCCGTTAATTTGCCTTAAATATCTACGATAACATTGATCTGGGGTCATTTTTTAGTCCTTAAAAATTTACCTCCGTTCTCCCTGGTAGGACGATTATCAAAGCTACGTCTACGATATGACATTTGTTTTTTTAACCTGGTCAAAACAGATGCTTTTACCGTCCATTTTTTATCTTCGTCCGGACTTTGAGTTTCTATTGATTGTGTTAATAAATCGTGGACAACCTGGTATTCGGCTCCAATCATAACCAAAATAACCGCATCCCCTGTAATCATTTTTTCTGAAACAGCGAGAATTGCGCAAAGTTGGGGTATCCACTTCTCATGAATACGACCATTTTGAATCCACTTTTTAACCAAATCAACACTTGGTTTCTCAGTTCCGAGAAAAGCTTTGGCCACCATTTTGGGGGTTAAACTCCGGCGTTTCAATAATTCTTTTATTATTTCGGGATTGCACTTCTTTACCTTCGCATCTTTGAACTTGTTCTGTATAATCCGGCTCATTTTTACCTAAAAGTCTTATTTTCGTGTTTGCATCTATATCCCCTGGATGCTTTTCAAGTAATACAACGGACGTAATTACCATTTTTCGACCAAACAAAAGAAGTAAACGTTCTTTGAATCCAATAATTACGTTTGTTTTAAGGTTTATTTTATGTCTCATATACCATAATTAAGTAAATTGATTAATTTCTTATACGACCGTCACGCTTTTGACAAATCTTCTTCCATTGTGGAATATGGTGTCTCCTGGTTTGATTCTACCGATAATATACGAAAATAGTTAATTTCATCTTTTTTAATTTCTTTAACATCCAACGACACAAACTCATGATTTTCAGTTTCTACTACAATCAGATTATACCAAGGAACAGGTTCCATTTTAATTGGACGAAATTTATCACATATTGCTTGATAGTGAATTTGCATATTATAATAAGTACTCTCCGCACGGATTATAATACAATCTAATTCCCTAAAAACAGCTTTGACTAATTCCGGTGTTTTTTCGATGACTGATATAGGTATATGAAAATTACCAATTAACATGTTATTGACTCACTTCAAAAACAACTCTTCTATTCTTTGCATAAGCTACTTCAGTTTTATTAAAATCAACTGGTTCAAGCTCCCCTTTGGATATAGCAGTAAGTTTGTATCCTGGTATCCCACGTTTTATCATCAAATCTCTAACTGAATTAGCACGACGTTGCCCTAATTCTTGATTATATTCAATAGAACCTCGTTCGTCACAATGTCCTTCAATTATAACATAAGCTCCTTTTGACCTTACTTGTTCTATAAAATTATCTAGTTGATACTGCATATCAAAGCGCACTGATGCTTGATCAAAATGAAAATAAATAATCGATCGTGACTGGGAAAC